CTGATCCTTTAAAACTAACATTGCTTTGCATGTGATGAGTATGTAATTGCCCATCTCCAGCCTTCCTAGTATGACAACTGAAACAGAAGGTATGACCGTCCGTGTACACCGCTAGTGCATCGGACGAGCCACAGTCTGGACATGGGTCGTGTCTAATAAATTCGCTTTCTGTCATGTCAGCCAATCAATAGGTATGGCGTGAAAAGCACACCATTTAATTCCATATCGCGAACACCATTTCGCGTAAGTCGTCTTTGATTTTTTACTAATTTTTTTATAGGGGTCTTGAAAGACCATTCTTAAGTCTATACCTGGATTCTCAGCTATTACACTACGAACTTTACGGCGGTCTTCAGGTCGCCAATAACCCTTAGTTTCTAACACAACTCCGTTGGGTAGAACAAAATCAGGTGTGTACTTATGTTCAATCGTATAGGGGAAGCTAGTCCCCTCATACTCATAATCCACACCTAACTCACATAAAAGATCAGAGACTTTTTCCTCTAATCCTGATTTGAACATTAGAAGTCGTCATCAGGGACTGGTGCTTCCTCAGCTGGAGTAACGTTTGGGTCATCAGCTTTAAAGCCTTGTGTTTTACCAAACAATTCTGCTACGCCGTCCTCATCTAAGTCACCGGTATCTACACCAGCTCCTGATTGAATGGACACTACCTGAATCCCAGATAGTTTTAATGACGTACCATAAGTAACGCCATCACGAAGTATGTAAGGTTTTTGATGGAATCCAATCTTAACTTTAGATCCCTCATATACTGGTACATCCTCGTTAGTTATAGGTGTTCCTTCTGTGTCTACAACAGGTGGTCTTTTATCTTCAGCCCAAGAGAACTTAACAATAAACTTACCTTTTTCTACCTCCTCCCATGGAGTTGGCTTAAGAGTAGCTCTCTTTGGATTCTTTAGTTTTGACTCTGCCCATTTAAGACAGTCAGATCTCTCAGCCTCAAGCGCATCAACTATGTCACTACCAACTACTGCCTTAAGTGAATAGCCAAACTTGCTTGGCTTTAATATCGCCTGATAACCCTCTAGGGTTACAGGATCTTTAGTTACGTGTATGTTTTTCATTAACAGAAAAAATAAGTGGATTCAATTACGGATTCCGGTTTAAGGTCTCCAATAATCGGTGGTTCAGTCTTTGCATTAATTGCTTTTGCAAAGTCTTTTAAAAAATCATGCTCCGCAAACAGGTGCATGTATATGTCTCGTACCAATGTGGATAGGTTAGTCATATCTGTAGCTCTACATAGAACTGAATCATGTATAAGAGCTATAGGTGAATTAAATTTAGTAGCACTCAAATGTAATAAGCTTGCGTCTAATGAATGGATTAAGTTAGGTGCCGTGGCATTCTTGTGATGTCTAAGGTCTACGCCCTTCTCTCCATCAATAACCTTTATGCGACAACGACCCATTAAATGTAGTTCAACGTTTTTGTGATCGTATTTCATAAGGCGTTGGTTTACTCTGAAACCAGAGGGAGTTACCCAAGTTATCTCAGTAGCTCCTTCCTTAATTGCATTAGATACTTCTGTTTCTATCCATCGCATAACCTTCATAGGTCCTGGTACGACTGCCTCCATGGCATCTCTAACAGCTTTAACAATTTGCGTTAGTTCATCATTTTCAACCTCAATATCTATATCTTCAAATGCATCTCGAATATATTGTCTATTACTAAAAGGCTTTGCGTTATACGGTATCGTCATCACACATCTTTTAGTTTTCTTTCTATCCCAGTAAGGTCGTAACCTCTCAGGTATATGTTCTAGACTCTTCTCTGCGATTACTTTATAAGCATCTTGAGGTTTATCACTTGGTATAACATTGACCAAGCTTGCTGTGGACTTATCCCTTGCCAACCCTGCCAGTATCTGTAGACCTGAGCATGTTGCATCGGTTGCCACGGGTAAACCAGTAGTAGGTCTATCAAAGACCATACAGCAATGGAAGTATTCCTCACATGCAGCAAGGAATTGAAACGGTTCATCTGCTGCTTCCCAATCTCCTATGTTGTTAATAGGATCTGTTGCTACTCGTTTAATTAACTTTATATTTTCTGGTTCGTTTACCCAAGCTAACCGCTCCTCCATAGTCGCTTTATCGAGACCATAAGTTGTAGCTACTTGGAAAGCTAACCATTTCATCCCATCCTCAGTTATAGGTGCTTCATCAGCAAACCTAATTAAACTTTTTCCAAAGTCTGTATCTTGAGGTGTTAAGAAACTAGGTATTGGATATGCTCTACCACGATAATCAAATGACCATGGTATGTAGTACTCCTTGTCTTTAAACTCTCTTACACAATTCATTGTCATTCGAGTTCTACAAGAAATTCTCCACTCATTGGCATTCTTATTACGTGCTATTGCTTTATCCTTTCTCCATTGTTTTCTACTCTCTTCATCCTCCATATCTGGAGGTTTGGGAGGGTCAGGATGATTAATGACAGGACGAAATTTTCCTACCTCTATTTCTCTCTCCTCTAGTTCTTCCGCAACCATTACTATGAATGGGTTTAAACGGTATTTAACTTTCTGTATTTCATTAAGGAATTGATAGGTAGTTTCCCCCTGTATACATAGGGGTTTGCCTCTACGTACCATTTCATGGCATTTAGTTAAATCATTTAAGTAATATCCTCCTTCATGTACGCATGACCAATCTCTTGGTTCAATAAGCATCGGCCACGCCAATGGGCTAAATAATTCAGCTAATCTTATAATGTCTTCCTTGTTTTTGTGGAACTTTTCAGTAGGTATAACAAATTGTTGTTTCTTGCCTCTATTCATAGATAGTTCTCTTTCAAACCATTCAGAGGATTCCATAAGGCAATCCAAGAACCACGTCCCTACCTTGATACGTTCAATCCTGTTCCATGGCTTCCATCGTTCTAAGTCTTCGTGCTTATTCATCAGGGTTGTCATGGATTTAGCTTTGTAAGCTGTACCCTTTGCTTGATGCCAATAATTTTTCTTTAATGTCTCAAAAAGCCCTGGTGCACTGGATTCATAGTATCTCATCTGGCATTCAGACTCTAAAGCTGAACCGATTGCCTGTACGACATTAGCGACCTTGCTATTGTCCTTGCGTGGGGAGAATATTTTATCAAAGGTTATCTTTGCTGTAATAGCTCCCTGTGATTCTGAATCGAGAGAAAATAAATAAGGCAACAAATGTATATGTCTACCTATTGGTGTATTTTTTCTGTCTTCTTTCTTTTGATCAATATATTTTACTAAATAGGGCAAAAGAGTTTCTATTGATGACGAACCGAAAACTGTGGCTGAAGCATAGTCCTTGTCTAATAGCTTTTGTGTATTAGATCTGAACCGCTCCAAACCACCCTTAATCTGTTTCCGTTCAAACCTCTCTTGCTTCTCTAAATCAGCAGTTGTAGGCATGTGATGAGTGTGTTAAATGTACGCTAGATATAAGTTGGATATTTATACTAATGTGGATAGGTTATAAAATAAGAAAGCGACTGGCTTTTGACCAATCGCTAGTATGTGCTGTACGCTAGTGTATCTTATATTTGGTTAGATTTTAAGTCCGGCGCGTCTACCAATTCCGCCACACTCCCAAGGGTTTTGGACGTATTGATTATAACAAACGCGCTTAACATAACATAAATCCGTCATAAAAATACTTGTTTAACGACAGCGGTGGACACGCTAGATATTGTTGATATCATGCTGCTTACCTTCGTCCGTAGCATGACCATATCCTAGAGTTGTCGCTATGTTCGCATGACCCATCATCTCCATGAGATTTCTAGGTTTTGTGCCACCAGCGAAATGCCATGTACCAAATGAATGGCGTAGGCTGTGAAAACAATATCCGTCCTCGCTGGCAAGGTTAATTGGATATCTGTTTATTACCTTTTTAAAGGCACGTAGTAATTGATCCTTGTCCTTCCAGTCGTAACCAAACACTAAATCTCTCGCACCCAAGTCCTGGACACGGGTTTGAAGCATATGCTTTAACGATGAATGGATAGGAACAGCACGATACGTACCAGTCTTGGTAGTATCTTCTCTTCTTGCACCTACATGTATGCAATTTTGTAAGAAGTCAACGCGTGATGCTGATAACTTAAGGATTTCTCCTTGTCTCATGCCTGTATAGGCAGCGAAGTTAATAATGTCAGCTAAGTCTTGTCGTCCATGTATCTCCACAGCTGCGGTTACAATGGCTTCGACTTCATCCTTAGTGAAATGGATGCGTTGATATTTATTCTCTTTAAGTTTTTTCCATTTAGGAATCTCAAAGAAAATTAATCCATGATCTTTACAGTGATTGAGTACTGTTTTTATAGAAGACAAACATCTATTAATAGTGGCGTTTGCACGTCCATCTATTTTGAGATGTTGCTTAAGTTCATCTATCAATGGGATAGTGATCTTTTCTACAGGGAAACCTAGTCCTCTGAACTCTGTGAAATAGTTGGCATAGGTAATGGCAGACTTTGCGCCAGTCCCATAAATCCAGGAATCACGGGTGTTTATAGTG